ACATCCAGCCGAAGCGCGAGACTCGCGCTTCGGCTGGATGTATGGCGGCGTGTAGGTTTCCTTGCTGTAGCCGTCACGCAGCGAAATGCTACCCGGCAGCGACGGGTGGACAAACGGGGCCATCTTGCGCTGACCCTTGATGATATCGATGGTGACCGCTTCGGTACCAAAGGTCACCGGATTGGCGCCGTTGAAAAAGGTGTTCATCAAAAAGCGACGCGGCGTAGCCATCTGCTCGACGGCTTCCAGCATGGTCAGAGTGTCGAAAATATCGGTCATGGGGGCTCCGTTCAGCGAATGAAGAGGCAGAGAGGTCGCAGTGCGGCCTTCGCGGAGGCCAGGGTCAGGCCCTCGCCGAGGGTGAGTTGATTGCCCAGCACTTGGCCGGTCAGGCGGATAGGCGCGCTCTTGGCGCCGCCAGTGGTGTCGACGTCCTGATCAAGGATGGCTACTGGCGCCTGCGAGCCGTCCTCGGCTGCGGCCTTGCACAGCAGGTATTCCTTCGAGGCCGTGACCTGGCCAAGGACCGCGCCACGGGACAACACCTGGCCAGCGGCGATCACGCCGGTATCCATGGCGATGGGAAAGTCACCAGCGGAAAGCTGGCTCGGCAGATACGATTTACGTTCGGGGTTGCTCATGGGTATCTCCTGTTAGCGGCGCGAGCCGCCTGCAACGATTGCGCTGACGGCGGCCTTGCGTTCGCCTTGCTTGCCGTCACCGGGTGTGGTGGTACCAGTAGCGCCTTGCGCATCGTTCTTGATGGCGGACAAGGAAATGCCGCGATCCTGGGCGGCCTTGAACAGCTGCAGTGCGGTGGCCTCAACCGACGAACCGTCATCGATAGCCGCGTTGATTTCCTTCTCGAAACCTTTGCTGGCCAGGGCATTGATGCCCTTGATGCGCTCACGCTCTCCGGCAGCCGCTTCGGCACGGATCGCAGCCGTGTCCGGCTGATCGGCCTGGGCGATCTCGATAGTGTTGGGGTCGGTGCCAGCTGCAATTGCCGCACGCAGGTCTGCCGTGGTCTTGACGGTGGTCATGGTGTGTATCCTTGGTGAGTTGATGGCTGGCTTGGCCAGTTCGGTAATCAGAGATTCCAGCGAGCCCACGCGATGGGCCAGGCCGTGCTTGACGGCATCGGCTCCAACGCGCAGTCCGCCGTGATCGCCCATCTCGGGGACTTTCTCGGCGTCGACGCCAAGGTTGCGGGCGACCTTGGCCACGAAAACATCGCCCAGCGCGTCGATGGTTTCACCGAGCTTGGCGCGCCCCTCCTCGGTGGAAAGGTCGGGCCGCTTGTTCGGAGCGTTGCGACTGACGATCTGGTACCGCTTGCGCCCATTCGCCGCGTCACTTTCAACGACCGCCTCGACGACGACGCCGATGCTCCCTGCCAGGCTGGCTTCATCGATGACGATTTCGCTGGCAGCTGACCCGATCCAGTACGCAGCACTCGCGCCAATGCCACCGATGTACGCGACAATGCGCTTGCGGGAGCGGCCGGCAAAGATCATCTCAGCCAGCTCGTTGATGCCAGAGGCGACACCGCCAGGGCTGTCGATGTTGAGCACAATGGCCCTGACCTTCGGGTCGTCCAGCGCTCGCTGGATATCCGTGGCCAGAACCTGAGTGCTGGTCGCACCACTGATCTCGGTGAACAGGTTGGCATAACGGAAGATCGGGCCAACAACCGGCACCACCGCCACACCATTACGCATGGTGACTTTGCGGGTGTCTTCCAGTCGCTCGCCGCGCTTGGTCGCCAGCGCCACCGGATCACCCATGCGATCTGAAATGGTCAACAGATTGTCCAGGGCGTCGGGCAGCATTAGCCAAGGCTGCGAGGCAGCCAGCTCAAATGCGCGCATGCTTATTCCTCTTCAGATTTGGGGTCAGGCGGGTTTTCCAGCCCGCTCTTGGGCAGGGCCTGCAGGTTGTGCTTGCGGCGAGAATCGACCTCACGCACGCGCTGACGGAACACCTGCTGCCAGGGCTCGCCAGTCATCGCTGCCGTTTCCAGGGTCTCGTTGCTCACCCCGATTTCGATGCGCTTACCGGCGGCATTGGCCTCCTTCAGCTCATCGATGGCACCGCGCGCAGGGCCGATCCAGATTGCCTGGCAATAAGCCTTGCGCTTGGCTGGGTCCCCGTAACCAGGTAGATCGATCAAGCCCCTGGCCACAGCCTCATCGATGACCAGTTCGCGACTGGGTTGGCAGAAGTCGCAGGCCAACCACCAGCGGCGCAGGCTGTAGAAGCGCCACGCCTGTAGCATCGCGGCCCGGGCAGCGCTGTAACTGCTGCTGTAGTGCAGTAACAACTCCTCCAGCGGCAGCTCCAGGGCGGCGCCGATCTCTTTCACCACGGCAGTGAAGAACGGATCGAACTGGGCATTTGGTCGACCGGGGTTGGCTACCACCGGCTCCTCACCAACGCCGAGGTCAACCACCGCGCCCTCGCCCAGGGCCAGATCGCCGTCAGTGGTATCGTCCCCGCCCGGCGCCTCCTCAGCCAAAGCACTCATTGGCAGATTGCCTGCCTGAAAGTCGCCGGTTTTCTTGATGAATACCGTGAACATGGCCGAGATCACTGCTGCCATCAGCTCAGCACTGGCGTAGCGCTCAAGCTTCTGCAGTGGTTCAAGCACCGGCGCCAAGTAGGGCATGCCCCGCTTCTGTCCTGGCCGCTCCTTGTCCGCCAGGACATGCAGCACGCGGCGGCGGCCTGTTTCAGCACCGAACACCGTTAACCGCTCCCAGCCCAAGGTCTTACCGGCCAGGTGCTCACCGGCATACCCCGTGCAAACGTGGTACGCCACGGGCGAACCCAGCTCGTCGAACTCGACGCCATCGACCAGGTTGACCCGATCCAAACCGCCATTCGGGTTGCCGACCCGGTCGGACTCGATCAACTGCAGGCGGGTGCTGAAGATGCAGCCGGGACGCTCTTTGTCCGGGCTGGCCACGAACACATCGCCCGCCACCATTGACGACACCAGCACCAGCGCCTGGAGCTGGTAATGGTTGAGGGTGGCCTCAGCATCACATTCCCGAGGGTCATCGGCGTACAACGACCATAGGCGGTCAAGCTCGCCATTCAAGTCGTCCGCCGCCTCTTCGCTGATGCCGAGCGCCGCATGGTCGACCTGGGCGCGGCAGACCAGGCCGGGGCCGACTACGTTGGTACGCAGCCGAGTGATCGCCGCACGGGCGATCAGATGGTTGCGCATGGCATCGCGTGAGCGTGCAACCAACATCCGCCGCTCGCTCTGGTTGAAGTCGCGGCGCGGACTTCCCAAGCCTGGGATCCAGCTGGCCATGCTGCGCAGCATGCGTGAAGCACCGCGCCAGCGGGTTTCAACGCCTCCCCCGCCGCCCTGGGCAACGATCTGTTGGCCGCCCACCGTAGCCTTGGCCAGTTTTACGGCTTCACGCATCAGCTGATCTGCTGCGCTTTCACGCTTCCAGAAGGCCATGCTCACACCCTCACGTACGAAACGCGGTTGCGGCCACGGCGCTGGAGCGCTGCCGCTTCAGCGGCTACCTGCTCGGCATACTGTTTCTCCAGCAGACGCAGGCTATTGAGTTCGGCCATCTGGACCTCACGGTCTGCCCGGCGCAGGCGCTGGCCGTTCTTCAGGACGGCCGAGATCGCCGCCCGAACTTCCGCAAGGCGTTGTTGTGCTTCTGTCATGGTGAACCTCGATTAGCTGACGCGGCTCCGAGTACCACGCCCGCGAGTAACTGCGCGGCGAGGCACCGGCGCTACCGCCTGCTCTGTGTTGAAGAGGGTAGGCTGAAGCTGTTGCTGCTCCAGCTGGTCCCATTCGTGATCGCGCAGCAGGTGGGTCTTGAGGCTGCGCGCAGCGTGCAGGGCGTACACCTCGCAGTCCAACGCTTCGTTCCGGCGCCCGGCCTTTTTCTGCCAGACCATCTTGCTGGGCTGTCGGGGGTGCGGCGCCAGCACCTCGTTGGTCACCTGCTCGTAGTAGTCAGCACGGATCTCGCTGTACCAGTGCATACGGCCGGGCCCGCTGCCCGAGAGTCGCATGCGGCCATCGATCAGTGTCTTGGCCTTGTGGGTGCCAACGATGTAGACCCGCAGACCGTACTTGGCGGCTTTGGTGTTGTCCTGGCTGGTGTCTGCCGACTGGGCCGGTTTGGTGAAGATCTCCCTGTCTCGGCTGTCGATCGATGCGCCCTTGATCGCCATGATGTTGAAC